CAAAGGTAGTCATAAGACAATCACAGCCTTTGCCAATGACAGTGTTAGCAATAATGAGAAGGTCAAATACTTTTGATGCCTAAGATAATACCATTTAAAAAAGAACATCTGTACAAGATCAACCTTCTGTTTGATATGACAAGCAGCGGCAAAGAATCTTTGGGTGCAAGTAAAGATGTAATTGGTTATACAGGCATGGATGGTGATGTAGTGTTGGCTACAGGCGGTGTACATCCAATGTGGGAAGGCGTGGGGGAAGCATGGTTGTTAGTAGGAAAAGAGGGCTACAACAAGCCTAAGACTGTTGCTAGATATACTGATATGCTGTTTCAGCACATACAGGAGGAGCATAAGTTGTTTAGGATTCAAGCAAGCGTATCTGTATTAGACCTTACAGCAAATAGATATGCACAGTGGCTTGGATTCCAAAAAGAGGGTATTATGAAAAAGTATGGGCCAGATGGCACAGACTATGTTCGTTATGCGAGGTTAATGTAATGTCTGATGTAGCAGCAGGAGCATCTGTAGTATCAGGAATAATGGGCTTCAAGGGCAATATGGCTGCGGCTAAAAATGCCGAAGCTGTAGGCGAGTATAATGCAAGGCTTGCAGAAAATGAAGCAATCGTATTGCAAAGGGCAAAGGTTGATGAAGAAACAAACTTACGTCAACAATCAGATAGGCTTGTTGCCTCACAAAGATCAATGACGGCGGCCTCTGGCATTGAAATGTCTGGCAGTCCTTTGCAAGCATTAGCAGATGCTTATTTCAATACCGAGCAAGATGCTGCAAGAATTAGATATGCTTCAAGCATCGAGCAAGTACAAAAAGAATCTGAAGCTGCTTTGGCAAGAACAGAGGGTGCTGCAAGGTCAGCTGGTTTACGATACGCTGCTGTAGGTTCGTTATTGCAAGGTGGACAACAAGCATCAACTCTTATGTCTTAGGTGATTAAATGCCCAAAATACCTTTATACAATCGAGGACAAGGACTGACAACCAGAATGGCGACTGGTGCGTTGTCACCAAGGGCAAATGTAGGAGCGTTTACTGCACCTGGGCAAGCACAGGCAAGGCTAGCTTCACAAGCTGGTCAGATTGCATTTGACTTTGGCATGGCTCAAAAAAATGCAGAAACAAGAAGGGAGCAAGACGAATATTTTACTCAATTTAGTCGTGAGTTTGCTGAGTATAACAGAAACGACAAACAAACAGACACTAAAAAATATAGAGATGATTTTAAAAAGTTTTCTGATAGAAAGCTTAATACTATTGATGCCAGAACTGATCTTACAAACTCTCAGAAAAACAAAATAAAACAATCATTGTCATCAACAATATTATCTTATTCAAATTCTGGAGAGAACAAAGCCTTCAATAGAGGTCAAATAATAAGAACAGAGAGGGCGGTTGGTTCTATTTCCGAAAAAATTAATCAAGCATCGTTATTTCCCAAAGGTCACGCTGACAGAGTAAGGTTGCTAACAGAAATCGAGACAGATCTATCAGGTTATAATTTAGATGGTCTGAGAACTGGGTACAGCATTCAGTCTATAAAAAAGGGTTTTGAAGCTTTAGATTTTGGCAAACAGATTGATGCCGCTACAAGCGCAAGCCAGCTTGATGAGATTGCACTAGAAGTTCCCAAGTCTACTCTCAATGCCAGCACTCAACAAAAGATAAAAAACAGAATCAAAACAAGAAAAAGTGAAATTAGAGCTAAGTCTTATGATGACAATGTGGGTGTCGTAAACTCATTGTCTGTAAACTTTGAAGACAAAGAACCTTTAGAAGATGCAATTTTAAACGGTGAAGTTCAGTCTTTTACTACAGATGAAGGCCAAACAGTTGTTGTAGATACATCAGAGTTGTCAAACACACAAAGATCTAATCTTGTGCGGTCTTATGTAAATCCTTTGTTTAAGGACTTATTTGATGTCACACAACAAAATGCCGTTGATGAGATCACAACATCAGAAGATGCTTTGAGTGCAGCAATGAATTTGATGAATCCAAAAAGCATAGATGCTGATGGCACTACTGTAGAAGATAGAGAAGCGGCGATTATTGAAGCCGCTGAACAAACTGCTGAAAAAACAATTAGAGATATACAAACAGGCAACTTTAACCCAGAAACAGCAATGGATAGTTTTAAGACTGTTAAAGAGTTGCTTGAAAGAGAGATAAGCCCAAACGGTTCTTTGTTAAAAATGATAGGAAAGAAAGGCGATAAGGCGTCCAATATTCTTGATAAGATTGCCAATGCTGAAAAAGAAATGAACAAAGCAAATGCGTCAAATGCAAGAGTGTCGGCATTGACTGAAGCAGGGAAAACAGGCGATTTGCAAGAAGCTTTTAGAATGATGCCGGATGCAAAGTCAGGTGAGTTTGATCAAGTTATTGACGATGCGATGCAAAGGTTAGACGGTGATCCACAAAGGCAAATGGATTATCTGTCACGAAACGGTGTTATAAATAAAGGATTCCAAAGCAAGCTGAAGGTAGGCCGGTCAAGGCTGCAAGTGGCTGGGAAGACAACACTTGATGACTCTGACAGAGAGGCAATTTCGATATATAGAAACCTGTCTTTGCGGCAAGACCTTTTAACCGATCATATTCAAGGTGAAGATCTTACATGGTGGAGAAGTTTTGAGGTTCTTTCAAACGCTTATGGTGATGAGGACGCTTTAACTTTGATGCAGCGTCAGATACCTGACACAGATTTAAAAGTATCTGAAAAATTTCTTGATGAGCAAATAGCTGTCACAGATGAGGAAATCACAGAGGTTGCTTGGTGGCCTTTCGATAAAACTTCACCTCAAAACACAGGATATATGAGAGGTGAAATAAAAAAGCTTGCGATGGAATACATTAAGTATGGGGTCAATCAAGAGCAAGCCTTAACGACTGCTGGTAAACAGTTTGCAGCAAGTCATATGTTTATAGGCAACGCTATTACGCCAATAATGCCAGAATTTAATAAAAAGACTGGGGTTCTTAAAAACATAGATAGAATAGCTAGTGTTGTTATTGATGACTTTGCAAAAGCAAACGAGCAGCTTTTAGAAGATAATGAAATATCAGCAGATGATTTGTCTTTACTGCCTTTTCCTGGAACGGCTGACAATTTTCAAATTGTGATTGATGGCGGCAGACCTATAAGGGGTCAGGATGGGCAGTATGTAACAAAGAGCCAAAAAGAATTGTTAGAAGTTGATATAAGTGAGGGCAAACTAAAGGCCATAAATCAAAAAATAAAGAGTTCATTTTTGGGTGAAACGGTAGAAAAAGAACTGTCAGAAGACATAGATTATCAAGCGCAAGTTGCAAGAAAGCTCATGTAATGGCAGAAGAAGAGCAAACATTTATCAGGCCATCTGGCAGAGTTCCTGTTGGCGACCCTGAGTTTAGAGCCTTTTCTATCACCGAAGCAGAGAGGCAGCAAGAGGAAGAGGCTGTAGACCTTAGCGAGTTTGTTAGCGCGACAATAGAGGAAGATTGGCTTCATTCATACATATTTGCTGGTAAAGAAGAGTTTGAGCCAGATATGGATTTGATGAGAAATGGTCTGACACAAGACCAATTCACAGGTCTTACTACTGATATTCCAGAAGAATACCATGATTATTTAGAAGACATTGTTAGCTTGCCTCACGCACAAGAGTTAAAAAAACAAATACTAAGGCGCGTTGAGAACGAAAAGAAAATGCAATCTTGGGGGTGGCAGGGAGATGCGTTACGGATTGGTCTTAACATTGCTGACCCCTTTGCTGCTTTTGCAACAATAGCTACAGAGGGTGTTGCTGCGCCACTGATTTGGGGGCAGAAGGCATCTCGTATTGGAAGAATAGTAAGGGGTGCTGCTGCTGGCATGGCCTCTAGCGCAGCTATAGAGGGCTATATAGCCACTCAAAGCCAGACAAGGGATGCCTATGACGTTTTGTATTCAACGGCTGCTGCTGGGCTTTTTGGGGGAGCTATAGGGTCTTTTAATTTTGGCAAGAAAATAGATCCAAATGACCCTGTAGTAAAGGCTCATCAAAATCATTTAGCCGCCGTTGAAGATGCACAAGCGCAAGATATTGCTAATGACGTTAGAAAAAAATTAGTTGGAGATGATGCAAGCGTTGGTGCAGCGGAAAATCCCCTTAGTCCATCACCTTTAATGAAACCATTAAGAAATGGTGTGGACTTGGATGCAGATGACATAGAGATGCAAGAACGTATGTTTGACAAAGTTCTTGGTGTTACAACGCATATTGATATGACAGGGTATTTATTGGCTTCAAAAAACCCTTTCTTTAACAGGCTTGGACAAATACTTGGAGAAGATGCTGTAGGCGCAAGAAACGGTGGAACTGTAAATATTCAAAGCACAGCAGATATTCTCAAGACAAACATAATGAAGGGTCAGTTTGCTGAGTTTTATGCAGATTATAATATTCAGTACAAAGATTGGGTAAAGTCTACAAAAACAGGTTTATTTAGAAAACACAGGCTTTCTAATCGTAGAGAGTTTGGAGAGTTAGTTGCTGATGCTATAGAAAACCCAAATGGGGAGTTTCATCCAGCGGTTAAAAACATGGCAAAAACTAACGCAAGGCTTTATGCACAGTTGCTAGATGAGGCAAAAGCCAACGGAGTAAAAGGCTTTGAGAACATTCCTAAAAATTTAACCTATTTTACACACAGATGGAATAAGTTTAAGTTTCAAGAAATGCGTCAAGTGCATGGCGATAAAGCCGTTAAAAGGCTTTTGTCGCAAGGTCTTGTTAGAGGCACTCCTGACCTTTCAGAAGACGCTGCTGACAAACTTGCCGAAGCTATGTATTCAAAAATTCGGTCTGATACGGCTGGTTTGGACTCAGGGTTTAGTCGTTTGTTTACCGCAGAAAGCAGAGAAACCTTGAAAGACATTATGCTTGAGGAAAAGTTTGGAAAAATTGACGCTAAAAGCGGTCAGTTTAAAGAGTTTTCTGAGGCAGATGTTGACTCTTTGCTTAATTTATTCAAACAAAAAGACACAGGGTTGCCTTCATATGCGAAAGGGCGATTGAAATTTGATATGAATACCGAGATTGAGTGGGGCAACACCACCCTATCTTTAAAAAGTTTGCAAGAAAGAGATGCCGAACAAGTGTTTACTATGTACGGCAATGAAATGGCTGGTCGTATTGCGCTTGCCAAAAAAGGTATAAAGTCAGAAACAGACTTTGTGAAAGAAATAAATAAGGGCAGGGCATATGCTGAAAATGAAGGCATATCTGAGGATGTCTTTAATAAGGAAGCTGAAGTGTCACAGATCATGTATAACATGATAATTGGCAGACGCCCAAATCCGCAGTATGACCCTAACTCAACACCTATGAAAATTGTACGTTTAGTTCAAGATTACAATTTTTTGCGACTTATGGGTCAGGTTGGCTGGGCACAGTTTGCAGAACTAGGTAACGCATACAATGTTAATGGTTTCAGAGCCATGTTACGAGCCGTTCCAGAATACAAAAGAATGTTAAAAAGAGCAGCAGATGGGAAGCTAGAAGATCCAGTTTTAAGAGACATTGAAGCTTTTTATGGAACTGGGTCTGACCGCATGATTCAACAAATGATTAACCGTCTAGAATATATTGAGCCTACTGGACAGTATGATCGAAGAAGTTTGTTAAACCGCGCACAGGTAAGAACAGATCAACTAAAAAGATTACAAGCAGATGTTTCTGGAATGGCCCCAATTACGTTAATGTTGGAGCGTGGCACAGCGCGTGTCGTAGCGCAAACAATAGCAGACTTAGCATTTGATAACGCAAGCTTAACTATAAAAAGACTAAACTCATTAGGGCTTGGCAAACAAATAGTTGACGGTGAAGAAATAGATTTTGGCAAGATTGTTTTTGATGCAATTAAAGAACACGCCACACTTGAAAATTCATCAATATTCAAGGCGAAAAAACTAAGAGAGCTTAATTTAGAGAACTGGCCTTCAGAAGCAAGAGAGGCTTTTGGTGTGGCACTAGCGCGTTGGACAAGAAGAACAATCCAACAAAATGATGTTGGTAACTTGTCACGTTTTATGACTAAACCTTGGGGTCAGGTTATCAGTCAATTTAGAACATTTCAAATTGTGTCTCATTCAAAACAATTATTGCATAACCTATCAATGAACGACACAAGAGCGTATTTGGCTATGGCTTTTTCATCTATGACTGCTGGGGCTGCGTACTTTGCCCAACAAAATGTGAAGATGATTGGGATGAGCGACAGAGAAAGACGAAAGTATAAAGAGAAAAATTTAGGCAAAGACTTTGATGAGATTATGATAAATGTGGCAAAGGCTGGTTTTTCAAGATCAAGTTGGTCTGCTTTTATTCCAAGCACTGTTGATACAGCGGCATTTTTCTTTGCGGATGACCCAATATTTTCATACAGAACAACAGGTCTGGGGCAAGATTTCTTAGGTGGTATACCAGCGGTACAAGCTTTTAATAGAGGCGTTACTGCGGTTTCTGGAGGAACAAGAGTGCTAAGTCCATTTAGTGACCAAGAGGCTACTGAAGGCAAGGCAAGGGCGATAGGCAGTTTACTGCCGTTTCAGAATGTTACAGGCATTGGGAATGTTCACAGATACATTGCAGAGCAGTTTCCAGATAAATAATATTGTGATATTATGCAAATAACTTGGAGACAAGAGTATGACAGTAAGTAGCGCAACAACCAGAAACAGCTATAGCGGTAATGGCAGTACCGATGTCTTTGCTTATGGCTTCAAAATATTTGATGATGATGACATCACTGTAATTATCAGGACTGATTCTACTGGTGCAGAAACAACAAAGACCAAGACAACTCATTACACAGTCTCAGGTGTTGGTAGCTCTAGTGGTGGCAACGTAACCTTTACATCAGGCAATATACCAGCAAGCGGTGAAACAGTGGTGTTGCTGCGCACAACTGCAAGAACACAGCTTACAGATTATGTGCCTAATGATCCATTCCCAGCGGCCACTCATGAAGATGCACTAGACAAGCTGACCTTTATAGCGCAAGAGCTTGAAGAGCAGATTGGAAGATCGTTAAAGGTATCTCAGGCTAATGTGATTGCTACATCTGAGTTTACCGCTGATGCAACAGCCAGAGCAAATAAAGTTTTAGGTTTTGATAGTTCTGGCAACATCTCAATATTTCAAGAAATAGGCCAGTTTAAAGGTACTGATGCTACGGTAACAACAGTTGCGTATGCCGTAAGAGATATAGTTAAATCCACTACCGCATCAGAACTTAATAACATTTACATTTGTGTAGCTGCTTCTGTAGTAGGTGATTCGCTGACTGACACAGATCACTTTGCTTTGCTTGTAGATGCTGTTTCTGCGGCAACATCTGCTACAAATGCGGCGTCAAGCGCAACTGCTAGTGCGTCAAGCGCAACCGCTAGTGCGGCTAGTGCGGCAACGGCAAGCGGTCACAAAGATACAGCAACCACAAAAGCATCAGAAGCGGCATCATCTGCTACAGCAGCGGCGGCAAGTGCGGCGGCGGCAGCAACAAGCGCAGACAATTTTGATGATGTTTATCTAGGTGCAAAATCTAGTGAGCCGTCTACAGATAATGACGGTGATGCACTAAATGCTGGCGATCTTTTCTTTGATACAACGGCCGAAACACTAAAAGTTTACACTGGCTCTGCTTGGCAAGTTGTGTCACAGGCATCTTTAACCTCTGTTGCGGCTGATACAACCCCTCAACTTGGAGGATCGCTTGATGTAAATGGCGAGGATATAGTTAGTGTTTCAAACGGTAATATCACGCTAACTCCCAATGGGACTGGCGTTGTTAGGATAGACGGCACTAATGGTATTGATATGCAGTCAGGTGCTATATCAATCAAAAATTCTGGCGCACAATCATATGTTAGATTTTATTGCGAATCTAGTAACGCACATTATGCTCAACTACAAGCACCAGCACACGCTGATTTTAGCGGAAACATTACGCTTACCCTGCCAGCTACAGCAGACACAATAGCTGGATTAGCGGCCACACAAACACTAACTAACAAAACCATAGCCTTGGGAAGCAATACTGTTTCTGGCACGTTAGCACAGTTTAACACTGCTGTAACAGATGCTACTTTGGTTGACTTGAGTAGCTCACAAACACTGACAAATAAAAGCATAGCAGCATCACAGCTAACTGGTGCTTTGCCAGCGATTAGCGGAGCTAGTCTGACTGCGTTGCCAGCAACCTTGCCAGCATCATCTGCTGCAAACCTAACTAATATTCCAGCGGCAAACATAACTGGAACGCTACCAGCCATTGATGGCTCAAACCTTACTGGCATAGCTGCTGGTGGCGGTGCTACAGGTGGTGGCTCAGATGAGGTCTTTTATGAAAACGGTCAGACGGTGACAACCAACTATACTATCACAAATGGCAAGAACGCTATGAGTGCTGGGCCTATAACAATCAACAGCGGTGTGACGGTTACTGTTGGCTCTGGCGAAACATATACGGTGGTTTAGATGAGTACATTAAAAGCAGATACAATCGTAGCAAGTGATGGTAGCAGCCCTGTTACGCTGACTAAGCAAAGTGCAGCAAAACATTTTGTTATTTACGATAACAGTGACTCATCCAGAGCAATACAAAATAGTTTAAATTGCAGTTCTTTGTCTGACCTAAATACTGGGCAAACGTCAGTATCTTATACAAATAACTTTTCTAATGTTCATTACACACATGGCGGTATTCCTGCTTGGAATGGCGGTGATATAACAACGTCTGCCCTCCAAAATGCGGCAACAAGAAAAAGTGATATAACAACATCTACAATTGAATTATCTACTAGGTATGCAAATGCAAGTTCTGGTGGTCTTTATGATTATGAATACGCACCAAATCTTTCAGTAGGGGATTTAGCATGAGTACAATCAAAACAAATACGCTCACTGGTACAAGCACTGCTGGCTCTATTGTTGTAACAGGTGAGGGTAACAGCACGACAACTAATCTTCAGCAGGGGCTGGCGAAGGCTTGGGTTAAGGCAAATAACGCCGCAGTGGTAGCAGACAGCCTAAACGTCAGCACAGGGGTAGATAACGGCACAGGAGACTATCAGTTCAATTTGTCCAGCAGTATGGCTAACACAGAATATTGCCAAATCACAGGGGCTATTGCTGCGGAACTTACTGGTGTAAAAAATACTACGATAGTATCCTCTAATTTTAAGATTACAAGTTTTAGAAGAACTGACAGTTATACGGTAGCAGATGCAAATACATTTTGTTCAATTCATGGAGACCTCGCATAATGGCTGGAAAAATTGTAGCAGACCAACTAGAACACAGCACCGCTGGGTCGCTTGATACGCAGTTTGTTGTCAATGGTAGTGCGAAGGCGTGGGCAACAGTTAATGGTTCTAGCGGAACTCCATCATTGACATTTTCATTAAATTGCTCATCAAACGTAGATAATGGGGTTGGCAATTATACCACAAATTTAACCAATGCTATGTCTTCAACACAATACCCAGTAACAACAAACGACAACGAAAGGGGCTGTGGTGAATCTGTTCAAAACGCTACCTCTACTGTAGTTACTACAATTAGAAATCCAACTAATCTGGCAACAGTAGATGCTTCATCTTACTTTACATTATTCGGAGACTTAGCTTGATAGAAACACCTGAATTTCAAGGCATCAAACTATTTGACCGTCTGTGTTGGGCAAAAGAAAACCTAGAAGCCTATCAGTCTGACTACCGTGTGGTGTACGAAGACAGCATAGACGAGTGTGCCAAGATACTTGTGCCTGACCCTAACTGGATGGCCTGTGCGTTGCAAGGCGGTATTCTACCCCCTGTATGGGTTTACTGGGAACTAGCCAAAGACGAAGCACATCCAGACTTCAAGAAGCATACTCGTGGATATCTGTTGCATGACACTGAGCCAATGCCAGCCATGTCGGAGAAGGAATGTATCGAATACTTAATTCAAAAGGACATACCACAATCCATCTGGACAACGTGGGATGAGGGCAACAGCCCAAAGATGGTTATCTGTCACAAAGACCAGTTACCAGAAACTCGCGTTTGGCGTAATGCTTGGCGCATAAGCAAAGCAGCATAGGAGAAAAACATGGCTGTAACAACGTATATCGTGGACAAAGACGGTAATCAGATAGATAGCGCAGAAGCTACATCAATTCCAAAAAACCGTGATTTTAGAGGCGCATGGTCGCTGTCTGGCAAGGTTATCTCAGAGGATATGACTAAGGCCAAAGAGCTTTTCAAGGACAAAATCCGTGAAGTACGTCAACCTTTGCTTGAGGCAGAGGATGTAGTCTATATGAAAGCTCTTGAAGCTGGCGATAGTTCAGCACAGACAGCTTCTGCCGAAAAGAAAAAGAGCTTGCGTGATGCGCCAGCAGCATCAGCCATTGATAGTGCTACCACAATAGCAAAGCTCAAAGCTGCTTGGGATAAAACTTTGCTAGGCGATAGTCCTTACTCATAGGATAAAAAATGTTAGCCGAACTTGCGGCTGCTAATGCTGCCTTTGCAATAATAAAAAAGACCATCCAAAATACAGGTGACTTAACAAGGTGCGGCAAAGCAATATCTGACCTGATTATTGCCAAAGAAGAACTCAAGCGTAAAGGTAACAAAAAAAGAAGGGGAAGTATAAGGAAGGGTGATCTAGAAGAATTTATTGCCCTTGAAAAACTTAGACAGCAAGAGAATGACTTGCGGAGCTGGATGCAACTTTACGGACGCCCTGGCCTTTACAGGGATTGGCAAGAGTTTCAAGCAAAGGCTCGTAAAGAACGAAGAGTGCAAGAAGAGCTTGCAAGACGCAGACGAGAAGAAATCATAGAGATGCTAGGGCTTGGGTTTCTTGTTGTAGTTATAGCCGGTATGATTGGCGGCTTGGTCGCTTGGGTTGCTTGGCTGAAGGGATGGTTCGAATGAGTGCAGAAGAAGTTGCCAGAAAGCTATTAGAGTTAAAAATACTGCCACGATTTATGATGCTGTGCATGACAGGTGTGTACATCAGGTGCATCGAGTGGGCATTATCTCAGCCTGATCTTACAACACAACAAGCAAGCCTTATATCTGTTGTCACAGGTGCTATGACAGGTAGCCTAGCTGTGTGGCTTAACTCAGAAAAATGAAAGAGTTTGTGCTGGTTATTTCCATGTGGGGGCATACAGGCATTGAGTGGGTTTATGTTGGCAATCAGATAGTTTTGCAACAATCTTTTACCCAAGAGCAATGTTACAGTTTGTTACAAAAAGATATGTGGAGGGCAAACTATGACAACAAGTATTTTAAAATGAACATTCAATGCTTTCCAAAGGATTGCGCTGGCAAAAGGGTGTGTGACTGATGCCAGCAAAGCTTAATGAAAATACAGAGGTAGCATTACCGCTACGTAATATTATTAGCATGGTTGCGGCAGCTAGTTTAGCAACGTGGGCTTATTTTGGGATTGTTGAAACTCTTAATAAACACTCAACAAAATTAGAGTTAATGGAGAAAGATTTAGCGGCAAACTCTGAATTTAGAATTAAATACCCAAGAGGAGAGCTAGGCCAATCTAGTGGTGAGGCAGAGTTGTTCATGCTGGTAGAACACATGGCTGGTTTGATTGAGGGCATGGAAGAAGAATTAAAAAATATGAGAAACAATAAAGTAAACATTGATTTTTTAAAAGAGCAAGTTTCAAAATTACAGATAGATGTAGAAAAACTTATTAGAAGCGGCAATGGTTGAGCTTACGTTTGTTTTATTATTGGTGATGAATGGCGAGAAGATGGAGTACACGCCATACAAATCTTTGTCTGAGTGCTTGTCTGTCCGGCGCAAGATAAAACGCAACATGGGGCAAACAAAAAACTTTGATCAGAAATGGTCTTGTAAAGAATACAAAGTGATGATGTTGAACGGTGAAATATTGGAGTTTATAGAAGAATGATACAGGCATTGATTCCAGCAGCAACAGACCTTATTGGGAAGTTTGTTGAGGATAAAGACAAAAAGAATGAGTTGGCGCATGAGATTGCGACAATGGCAGAGCGTCACGCACAAGAGTTAGCCAAGGGGCAACTTGCCATCAACGCGGAGGAAGCCAAGTCAAAGAATATATTTGTATCTGGATGGAGACCTTTCGTTGGATGGACGTGTGGACTTGCTCTCTTTACTCATTTTCTTGTTATTCCTGTGGCTGATGTGGTGACTGCATACTTTGGGTACACGCCGCCACAATATCCAGCTTTTGACATGGATACTTTGATGACTGTATTATTGGGTATGTTAGGTCTTGGCGGTCTACGGACTTATGAGAAGCAAAAGGGGCTAACAAAATGAGCAAAAGAAAGTTTCCAAAAGTACCCAAGACCAAGGGCGGTGTGCCAAAGAAGTATGTGCGTGGCGCAAAGAACCCAAAGAA